TGGCACGAACCCATCCTTGAGCATCTGGATTGTGGTCAGACTCGCGTGCAGAGTGTCGGAGATCACCGATCCACCCATCGGAATCGCGCAGACGGCTTGGGTAGCAATCATCGATCTGTTCTCTCAGCTGAATTGCTGATCTACTCAGGCGCGGCTTCGACATCTGGTAATTCCTCGATTGTGATTTCGCCGGTCTGGACATTGTGAATTTGTATTTTCATTATGATGCCACCCCATAAAGAGATAAAGTTCCAGCCATTGTGCTTGAATTGATTTGTATAGTGACTGAAGTAATTGCAGCAGAAGCAAGATAGTTGCCAGTTAGATTAGCAGTTTTGTTTGTATAATTGACGACAGTGTTAAGACCGCCCATTGTGCCTGTAATAGTTTTGATACCTGTTGTGTCGGTATTGTTTACAATAAAGACTAATGCTCCACCAGACTCAAACTGAGCAGGAAATGGAATTGATGAAGCACCAGTTGTTTGACTAATTGGATTGACTGAGCTTTGAGCGTTGTAATATTCGTAAGCGTAGTCATACTTAGCACCAGTATCGCCATTAAGTGTGATAGTCCAAGTTCTGTTGCCAGAAGTATTTAAGTTTTCTCCTCTTAGCATAAGTTTCTTATACCCTGAGATTGAGCTGAAAGTATAGGAAATAGCAGACGGAGTAGCAGTAGCAATAGAGACCCAGTTATCTGAAGGGTTAGCAGCACTAGCTGCTGGTACTTGACTTGCACCCATTACGCGATCTCCATCCCTGAGATGTGGAAGTTCACAGCCGTGTTAGATGCTCCACCCTTGATAGTCTTTGTTGTTGCTAAGACTTGCTTGCAGTCAATGTAAATCGTTGAGTTAGCTGCAATAGTAGTTGCTGTATGGATAGCAATGTCATCGAGTGCCATTGTGAAGGTGTAGGCAGTAGCCGATGTGTTAGTCACTACGATGTTTGTCACAATGGCGGTCGTACTGGCTGGCACTGTGTACAGCGTTGTCGTTGTAGTAGTAGTCGCTGCCCCACGAAATAAGGCTTTAGCTGTATTGGCCATTAGTATGCTCCCATAGTCTGTGCAATGAAGTTATCTTGGACTGTCTGATCCGCATCCGAACCTAATGTCCGAATTGCTAAAGCCCCGTTTTTTACAAGGTCAGTGTTATTTGGAGTGTCCCAATTCCACCAAAGAGTTTGTGCCATTATACCAGTGCTCCATTCGCATCTTGCCACATAAGTGTAGCATTTACATCATTCCAAACCATTGTGTCAGGCGTGACTGTGTCCCACTGAGGAGGCACAATAGAGAACTCAACAGGGGATGCATAGATCTTTAGATCAACCCTTGAAGGAGAAGCGTTCATTGTCCAGCCTTCGACAAAGCCACCAAACTCACCATTCAGGATATTGGCTGGTAGGTTAGTTAAAAGGATTGGCTGACCGAAGAAGATGTTGATGAGGTCATCTCTCATGGCATCTGGCAAAGTAGGGTCATCAAGTCTGAAGGTGACTGAATCTAATTGAGTCCGTGGATCAGCTCTAAGGGCTAAGTCTCTAGTCAGGATGTCTGTCATATCTGCTGTGTACTTGACATTAGATTGAAACTTCTTAGCGAACAGTCCATAAGTAGCAATAGATGTAGCATCTGTGCTTGTCAGGGTTGAGGAATAGGTTGTGTTGTAGTCGGCAGTCAAGGAATTACGGATCTTGCCAATCTGGAGGATTGATTTAACGCTTGAAGGATAGGCGTAATTAGCATCTAGGTCTGTGTAGCCATAGGTCTCAAGATAGACAGTGCGATGATCTGCATCTGCAAAACAAACTCGACCCTGCTTGTCCTCATAGATTTGTCCGATGCCACTGTCTGCAATAAGGGTGACAATGTCTGACATGACTATAGGATCGGCTGACCGAGCAATCATGTCATAGCGACCAGCATCAACCTCGCCTGTGGTCAGAGATGTAAGGCTGGCAAAAATGTCTGCAAGCTGCGCTCCGTCTAAGTCCTGAGTCAGAGCACCTGACCAGAGAGCCTTGGGCAATTTAGCCAACTGGCCAACAGCCAAAACAGAGCCGATGGTTAAGAATCCTGTTTCATCTGGAGTGCGAGCTGAAATAGAGAAGTCTGAAACTTCGCCACCGAATACATCCACATAAGTGCCAGATGAGTCTTTGACCTCTAGCTTGAGTGCATCTGTTACATCTATGTCAAATGGCGTAGTGCCTGTGTTGATAATGTCCATTCGAGCATATCCAGCCTGACATTGACGATCTATATCTACTCGGCCAACTGTGAGGTTAAGTGACTGGACATTGTCATAGACAGTAGTGCCAACAGTGATGCGCCAATCTGGATCCCATGTCATAGAGCAACCAGACCGCCTGTGCCACGATACCTTTGCTGATTTAAAGTATCTTCAATGACTCTGGCAATTGCTTCTGGATCTCCTACTCCAGCATTGACTGTCACATTAACAGTGCTACCGCTAGAGCCAGCAGGTGTGTAAGGTACTGAAGCACCCGGGAAACCTGACGATGCATAATTGCCCGCACTTGTCGAACCGCCCATTACTCCACCTGTTCCCGGAACGACCGGAACGAACCTACCCAATTGCAGGGCAGCATTAAGTGCTAGAGCATTCTCAATTGCAGTCTTAGCACCTGCATTGAAGTCCTTGAATGGATCGACACCTACAAGAATATCTCGCAGCTCTTTAGTTTTCTTTTGTGCCTCATCTAGGAGTTTTGTGTACTTCTCGATCTGAGTGATGTTTTCATCCTCGATGGCCTGCATGAGCTTTAGGCGGATGCGATCTTCTTCTGAGATCTTGCCCTTCAGGGCTGCCTCGATCTGGATCTTCTGTAGGTCAAAGGTAGCTTTGGCCTTAGAGAGTTTGAGATTTTCCTTTGTTGCCTTCAGAGTTTCTTTCTGCAACTTGTTTTGAGTAACAGCCATCTTGGTTTGTGTTTGACCTGAGATACTCATTGGTGTGGTGAAAGGCTTAGGCTTGATCTGGCTTGCTTGTCCTAAAGCTTGAAGACCTTGAAGATAAGAACCAAGGATAGGAATCATTCCTACATTGAAACCTGAAACCCCAGGAAGAGAATTTAATTTATTGGTTAATACACCAATGCCGCGAATAACATCTGCTGTGTATTCGGCTGCATCTTGCATGCTATTGGCTAGATCATCAACAGAATTACTATCCCCAAGTGCAGTTAAAGCATCGATTAAACCTGTGCCGATAATCTCTTGAACATTGGCAGATGCCACAGCCAATTTATCCATTGAGCCTTGAAAGGTATTAGCCGCAGCAGTTGCTGAACCCTTAAAGGTATCTGCAAGATTTGTAGTAATCTCATAAAAAGATTTGGTTTTAAGATCAGCCTTGGAGATACCTATGCCAAGGCGTGTAAGAGCCGTATTATTGCCAAGGTATCCTTTACTTAACGCTGCTGTTACAGAACTTAAATCCTTGCCTGTACCGGCACTAATGTCTAAAGCAAGGTTGAGAAGTCTTTGAGTTTCCGCTGTGTCGCGTGTGGCAATAGCCAAAGCCTGATAAGCCGGACGAAGTTTGTCATCTACAATGCCGAACTCGCTTTGTAAGCGTTGGATGAAACCTTCCGCATTAGCGGCATCGCGTTCTAGCCCGACATTCTTCAAGGCCAAGGCTAACTGCTTCTGTGCCTTTTGATCAGCTGCTGCTGCCTTAACTGAAGCTTTACCAAAAGCCAGAACAGCTTGACCACCAAAAGCCAGACCTAACGCTCCAGCCAGTTTCTTGGTTTGGTTGCCTAGCTTGTCGATTGCTGATTCGGCTTGTTTGAATCCCTTAGCATCTAACTTGGAACCTATATTAATGTCTGGCATTACGAGGCTCTCCTAAATGTTTGGCTTTGTGCTCTTGTCATAAATGCGCGCTCCGCCTTATCGATTGCTTTAATTGCTGCGCCATTGGCTTTACCTTGATCTGCCGCCCAAGCTCTGTAAATCAAACGACCACGACCTTTAGAACTATTTACAAAGTCTGGAAGGTTCTCAATAAAGGTAGCACCTGCTGTAGGGTTCACCGAGCGGCTCACTTTTTTAGAAGTGCCACCTGCTTTAGGCCCTACCCATTCTTGACCTTGCTCATTCTTTCGTCCAGCAACTTCATAGATAGCACCTGCGAAAGATTTATTAAATATTTTCGCATTAGATGTAAAGCCTGATCGTGTTGTCTTGCCGGGCTTTGTGCTAAATCCAATGCCAGATTTAATTACACCAAAACTGTAGGCTGGAAATGAACTGTTATTAGCGCTTCTATTCCATCCAGACATTGGAGAATCAGAAGGTACAAAGCCTCGCGCTTTCTTTGCGATAGGAGCAAGTGCCTTTTTTAATTCAATATCCAGCTCTTTGTTTAAGTCTGGAGCGAACTGTCTAATGGCTTTGCGAGTTTGTTTAACGCCTTCGACTTTTACTTGCATCGCTCACCTCTTTCGCTTCATCCTTGAGACCTTGTAACAGTGCATTTAGCATTGTCTGGTCTAAATCCAATAACTGCTGTGGCGCGATCCCTAACCTTATGCTTAGCCTAGCAATGAGGTAGGTGAATGGGAGATCGCGCTTTAAGACAAAGGGTCTGAATCAAGCACCTCAACACTTTTGAGTGTCTCGATGAAATCCATCCCGAAAGGCTTAACAGACTCACCTGATCTGCGAGTGACTTCCCATGCAAGCCAATAAACATCCGACTGCTTTTCCTCATCGCGGAAAGCCTTGTGGAAACCCTTTTTAGCGTATTGCTCGAATGCGTACTCCACTGCTGGAGTAATCTCGCCTTCTAATACACTTCCATCTGTACGAACGATCTTTAGTCTTGCCATGGTTAGCCCCTTTTTTAGTTGTTTAGAATGTGCCGGTTGTTGCTACTGCAACAGTACCATTGACATTGAATGTCAGGCTCTGCATTGATAGATCAGCAACTGCTCCATTGATGTCTGTGGTGTTGTTGATCAAGCATGTCATTGTGTATAGAGGGTTAGTCGCTCCGACTGCTGTTCCCTTTTCCTGTAGCAATACCACAGTTACAGATGTTCCCCACGCAGCTTGTAATGTTGCTAGAACATTCGCTGAAGCTGTGTCATTGAGGAAATCGATTGTTACTGATGATGCTTCAAGACCCTTGACAAACTTGTGACCTGAGTCACCCATTGCAGTTACTTCGAGTTCATCGAATGAGCGGTTAAGAGTTACTGCTGTGACATGATCTGAAAGATCGACTGAATTGATCTTCACGCCGACCTTGTTGTTTAGAAATACAGCCATGAGATTATTCCTCGTCTTTCTTAGTAGGTGCTGGCTTTGGTGCTGCTGGTGCTACCTGACCGATCTTGATCAAGAAGGCTTCCAACTCTTTATCGTAATCGGACATGATTAACTCCAACTCGTTAGGATTGATACTGACATCTCGCAGCTGAGAAGGTCTCCCGAAGCAGCATTGAGAACGCTAGGTGCGCTGATCGCGCTTACATTATAGGTCAAGGATGATGCTGAGAGCTTGGCGAATACGCTACAAGCTGCATCTTCAATGCCATTGAGATTGCCTTCATTGTCAAACAAAGGAACAGTAATGATGACCTTGAAATTGGCCATTGGGCTAATAGTAATCTGGCCATTGTTATTGGGAGTTAGGTAAGGATCATCCGGTGAAACAATGACAGAGTTAGCCAAGACTGTGGCAGGTGGGAATGCAAAGACTTGATACTTGCTATCGTCTTGCAGTGCCTCGGCTAGTGTCGTTCTAAGTGATGTGATCGCAACAGTCATTATCCCACCATCGAGCGAGGGTCTAGTGCGTGTGCGATCAATCCTCGCACCTTAGCGAGAAGCTGTGCGCTCATTCGGTAAGGGCTTGGCTGGAAATCGACAAGATTACTGCCTGAAAGGGTGGCGGTAGATGCTTGCCAGATTTCAACAGATATCATCAAAGCTGCTTGCTGGACTGCTGTATCAGTTGTCCAGTCTGTGTAAGTCTCAGCTGTTACTGTGCCATAAGGCTCGATTGGATGCTTAGCCTGTGCGACTGTGTGAGTCGTTGTAACTGTAATTGAATACTCACCGACAGATTGGATTGTCTTAGATCCGGCGTACTTAGTACCAGAGTTAGCAATAGTTACAGTCTGGCCTACATAAAATATATTGGTTACTGGAATGTCAAAGTAAAGAGTGCCAGTTCCCACAATGTTGCTGTGTGCTACTGCAAACCATTGAGGTGTCCAGAGCATCGGCAGTAATACTGCATCGGATGCATCACAAACAGATTGAAGGGTTGCGTCAGGGTACAAGGTACCGACTCCGAGAGTGCTACGGAGATCAGCGACTGTTGTAAGTGACATTCCCATTCCTTTCTAAAGACCCAGAGGGGCTGAGGGCTACAGCCCCTCTGAGCGACTTAGTTTCTAACTGATTAAGTTAGGTTGAAGCGACGAACTCCGCCACCGAAAATCGGTGCAATTGCGTAGTATCCATAGACAGCAACTTGTAGCTGTCCGTTAGCCAAAGCCTGAACCTGAAGGGTTGTCTTTGGTGCTTCGTAGTAACGGAATGACTCTGGAGCAACGATGAACGCTGACTCGTCGATCAATGTTGTTACTGACATGTGTGGATCAACTGAAAGGTTAAGTCCTAGAACCTGACCTGTGATTGATTGTCCTGAAACATTACCCGGAGCGTTTGATGGCTGAGCCGCTGTAAATAGTGGACGATTTGTGGTGTCATCTGAACCAAGGATTGTCTCCCACCAAGCTGTGTTAGCAACAAGGTTTGTTGCGAACTTGCCTGATGCTGCATACGCTGCTGGAACTTCCTTAGCGATGTAAGCCTTTAGACCTGCAATTGTTGCAGCCTGTGTTGATGCTGCTGTACCCGATGCAGTGAATGCTGCAACCATTGCTGTGTCTGTGTACTTAGCGTACGCATCGTTTAACTCACGGATGAGCTGGTCATAGAACGCTGGTGATGAGCGATCTAGAAGCTCCCAACTGATCGTTTGAATTCCGGCCGCCTTCTTAACATCAACAGTGATGTATGAGCTTGCCATTTCAGTACCACCAAGAGCACCGTTTTCAGCTTCGATTGTGATTGTTGGGGCAGTTGAGATCTTTGGCAATGTGAAAGACATCCCACTTGCTGGAAGAACTCCCTTTGATACTGCATCAACAGCTGGACGGCCGCTGATTGTGTTTGTTGCGAACTCGTTTAGGTGAGGCGCAAGTGTTAAGCCTGTGTTTGTTGATGTGTCATCTGCTGCACGAACTACACGACGAGCTTCGTCATCGCCCATTGATGCTTTGATGTTTGCTTCTAGATATTGTCCTGCTGTTAGTGGCGCAACGCGCTCACGAACATTAGTGACTGCAACAGTTGGGCGAGCAGCTTCTACAGCCGATGCCTCAACTTCTGGAGCCGCTACTGTCTCTGGAGTTGTGTCCAAGACTGTCTCGCTTTCTGTTGGTTGGATTTCTTCTGCTGGAGTTTCCTCAGCAGCAACATCAATAACCTGAGCAGACTT